TGACGATCTCAGCGTCCTCGGGATGTGCCTCGACCGGCCAGCGGAGGCAGAACCCGACGTTGCTCTCCACCGCCTGCATGAACTCATCGGTGAAGCGGATGGAGATGTTAGCTCCAGTCACCTTCTTCAGGTCGCGTTTGATGTCGATGAACGTCTCAATCTCTGGGTGGCGACAGTCAATGGTGAGCATGAGAGCGCCACGACGGCCGCCCTGCGCGACCTCACGAGTGGAGTTGGAGAACCTCTCCATGAAAATACCGATTCCGTCCGTGGACCTCGCGGCGTTGGACGTCGGCTGACCCTTGGGTCTGATGTTCGAAATATCCATACCAACGCCGCCGCGGCGCTTCATGATCTGCACCTGCTCCTGGTCGGCGAAGAGAATGCCGCCGTAGGAGTCATGGGGCTGATCGATGACGAAGCAGTTGGAGAGACTCTGAAGCTGGTACGGATTTCCGATACCAGACATGGGAGATCCCTGCGGGACAACGTCCGCGAAGTTCTTCAAAAGGTCGTAGACCTCACCCTCGCTCATCGGATTCGGATACTTCGCCTCAATCCTAGAAAATTCACGAGCCAGGCGACGATGCATCTGGTCGGGATCTGCCTCAAGGATGCCATCGTCAGCGTCACGAAGAGCGTACTTCATGAAAACATCTGGAGCTAGCTCATCGCCCTCGAAATACTTGCTCGCCCTTTCGAGGACTTCATTCTTGCTGTATGTCATGGTGTCTCCTTACTTTCCACCCGTAACTTCCTGCCACTTCTTTCTGAGAAGTTTCTTGGCGTCGTTGCTGTCCTGCGACATCGACTCTTGCAGAGTCAAGCTGTTCTCGTCAAGAATTTTAATCCTAGACTGTGATGTGTCGATGTGAATAGGGAAAAGAACTCCGTCCTTCCCAGCTCGATTCTTTGCCACAAAAAGACGACCTGACCCATCAGCTTTTTCGCTCGGCTTTCGGGAGATCGACACGACGACGTCAGCTACCATCGCCTTTCCGTATGCCTCACTCATGTTCTCGAGACCGACGACCTCAGCCCCCGATGCTTCTCGGTTCGCCTGGGAGGCTGTCCAAATCGGAAGGTTGAGTTCCATCGCCAAGTTTCTGAGCTCCTCATACACAAGCTTCAGCTCGTGACGGAGAGAGTCGAAAGTCCTGGATGATCTCATGATGTCAGCGTAGTCGATGACGATGAGGCTTGGAACAAATCCCTTCAAGCTCAGCTTCTCGATGTGATTCCTGATCATCTGAACGGTTGCCGTGCCGGTCGGGTACTCCTTGATGATGAGGCGACCCAGGTCCATCGTCTTGTAGGTGTTGAGCACGTCGTCCTTCATGTCAGGTACATCGTTCGAGGGGATCCCGCAGAGGTTCGAATCGTAACGAAGACCGACAGCAGTTTCGGTGAGCTCGAACGTGTAGTGGACGACATTCTTACCCATCTTTAGGGCGTGAGCGCCCATCGCTGTGAGCCAGTGCGACTTACCAACGCCAGTCGGCGCCACGACAACTCCGAGCTCACCGCGCCCAAGTCCACCGCGGAAGATCTCCTTACCGTCGAGGACATCGAGGCCCGTTGGGCATGGGTTGCGATTGATCTTCACGAAGCGTGCCTCGGCGTCCTCGAAAAAATCATGACCGGTGGTGTTCGCCATGCCGACGGAGACGGCTTTCTTCATGAGATCGACAACAGATTCAAACTTATCCGTCGCAACCATCTCGACCGCCTTCTCGAGAGCCTCTCGGAAAGCCTGCCGCTTGCAGAAATCTAGCGACTTTTCCTTCGTGTAGCCCAGATCGCCAGGATCAGGGTTCGCCCGCATGCGATGCAGGAAGTCGATGATCTGATCCTTAAGGATCGCGTCAGGACCCTGCTGCAGGTCCTCCTTGATGATCGAGACCAGAAGCTGCATCGTTGGGAAGCACTTGTACTTCTCGTAATGCTTGAAGTAACGATCAGTGAGGAACGCAAGGTACTTCAGATCGAAGTAGTCTGGGCGCATAACCTCAACCATCTGGGCGGCCCAGATGTGGTCTGTCAGCAACCCTTGGAAAATCTTCTCTTGAAACGACTTGCCGTACTGGCGAAATAGAGCTTCGCCCGCATTAAGTTCAGTTGAAGTCATGAGCTCTCTTAAGTATGAAGGAGGTGACTGGTCAGTTGGAAGAAAACTCGGTCGCGATCGAAATTGTTGATACCGGACTTGACCAGCAACCTGAGATATTCCATTTTATTGGCCTCTGGGCTGAATGATTCGAGTCCGGAGTCGATTTTTCCCACCTGTGTGCCTGACAAGCTGCTCACGTCGAGGTTCATCAGCTGCCAGTTGAGGCGCGCCTCCTCGGCACCTTCCACTATGCTTCTGAACAACTGTGGACCCTTCTGGGAGGCTCGAGACGTGGCCAGGCTGACAATATCATCCGGGCCGAGCGAAGCCTCTCCAGCGACCTCTGGAAAGCGTTTGGCCATGGTCTTCCAGCCCGCGCCGTCTATTCCAGGTATGCCATCAGCCCCATCGCCGACAAAGCACCTGGTTGAGACGAAATTTCGAGCTGTGCACCCGAAGCGTGCCAGAACGTCAGGTTCGTTGACAAAAGACTTCGAGGTTGGGCTCCAGATCCTGACCCGATCATCGAGAAGCTGGTAGTAGTCCTTGTCGGATGACATGATGACGCAGGGATCGTCCTTCAGGCGGTATCTCGCCACATAGGCGATGACATCGTCAGCCTCGCAGTCGGTGACGTAGCTCTGCTGGACTGGTAACAGCTTCAGGAGCTGAACGAGGGTGGCGACCTGCCAGTTCCTGTTACCCACTGTATCGGGTATATCACCCTCGTAGTATCGATTTAGCTTCTGCGGTTTCCTCTTCGTCTTGTACTCCGCGAAGAGCGCTCGTCGCCTGGGAGAACCTCCACCCTCCCAGACAACAATGACGCGTCTCGGACTCAGAAACTCGCATTTCTGACCCATCTCGTTGAGAAAGCCCACGATGCCGCCGACGGCCTGCCCGTTCGCACCCAATGTGGGGTTCGCGCAGAAATGGCGTGTAAAACAATTGAGCCCGTCCACCAGCAAAGTGGGCCTTCCACCGAGCATTTAGGCCTCCGGATCGATGTCGACGCCGACCATCTGATCCTTGAGCGCTCGCATCTCCTCGTAGGACTCAGGGTCGATGTCAAGATCCGACGTGCTCACCGTCGTTCGGACCAGAGCCTTCTCGAGAAGCCCATCGATCCACGGCTTGTACTGTGGATCCTTCCAAAGGTCGCCGAAGTCAGCCTTATAGAACTTCTTCTCGAGAATGTTCTCATTCTTCTCGTTGGTGACCTTGATCGTCTTCCAGGCGCTGGTGCCCTCGACCGACACCTGATGATCGTTGATCATATCGGGACCATGCTCGCGGAGAACGTCAAATACCTCCTCATGCTCCTCGATGCCCTTACCGAAGATGATGCGGAACTCAACCTTGCGGAATGGCGGCGCGACCTTATTCTTGATCGTCTTTGCCCAGACATTGATGCCAATCGCCTCACCCTGCTTGTTCTCGATGTGGGAGCCAGCACCGAGCTTGAGACGGACCGAAGCGTGGAAAGGAATCGCCATGCCGCCAGGGGTCGTCGTCGGATCACCGTGCATCACACCGATCTTAGTGCGGATCTGGTTGAGGATGACGAAGAGCACGTTCTGGTCGCCGATGACGCCCGTGATCTTACGCATGCCCTTCGAGATTGCTCGAGCCTGGAGACCGATCGTATCCTTGTCGTAGGCGCCCTCAAGCTCAGCTTTCGGGGAGCTTGCTGCCACAGAGTCCCAGATGATGGTGATCGGAACATCCTTCGCCATCGCTTTCGCCTTCAGGATCGTCTTCTCGGCGATATCAAGAACCTCCTCGGTGCAGTGAGTGTCAACGTAGACGAATCGCTTGCTGACGTCGACCCCCAACGCCGCCAGGTTCTCGACCGAGGTGCCGTTCTCAGTGTCGATGTAGACCACGATACCTCCCATTGTCTGGGTGGAACGAGCGATCTGCGTCGCAATGTGGCTCTTACCGATCGACGGGGGTCCGAAGATCTCAACGATTCGACCCTCAGGCAGACCACCCTTCGCTCTATTCGAGACGACAAGGTCGAGCTGTTTCGACCCGCTCGAAATCCAACGCTTCACATGGGTCGGCGACGTATCGACCGCTAGATTGTAGGCGATTCGTGAACCGTGATCCTTATTGAGAGAAGAGATAAGATCGCTGGTAAAATCATCAGCAGCCGTCTTCGTGACAGCAGTTTCTTTCTTTGCCATTTCAACTCCTGAGTTATTCTAAATCGAAGCCCATGAATGTGCAAAGGGCGGAAAGGATCTCTCCAGTCCGCCCTCGCGCTAATTGATCAAGCGATTAGAACCCGCTGTCCTCGAGATCAGCGAATGCATCATCGAGATCACGCGCAGCGGCCTTGGGGCCTGCGCCCGTCTTCTTGCTCGTCTTCGGAAGATCATCATCATCGAAAGCTGCGAGCTTGCTATCAGTCTCGGTGCGAGGAGCCGGTCCACCGCGGGTCGTTCCAGCATCGCTCGAGCTGCCACCGTTGATCCAATCATTCACGATCTTCTCGATCTCCTCGTAAGGCTTGAGGTTGACAGCCTCATCAACCCCCGGGATCGAGTCGAGCCACTTCTTCGCCTGAGCGGAGTCACGGCTGAGCGGCTCAACCTTCGCGCGAGGGGAGATCTTCGTATCAGCGAACTGCTTGCCCGGAAGCTTCGAGACCGAGACGCGGATGTCACGACCCTCAAGCGGATCGGTAACGTCGCCGTAATCCTCATCGAGCATGAGATTCAGGATGTCCTGGTAGACCATCTTACCGAAGGACCAGATGCGGACACCCTTGTCCTCCTCACCACGAACAATGACGGGAGCGAAGGTACGCATCTTCGGAGCGACCTTCTTCGCAAGCTCACGGCTCGTGTCGCTGCCCTCATCGTAGAGCTTGCTGCGAAGCTCCTTGATCGGGTCGGCCTTGCCGAACTGGAAGGGGGAGAGGATGCCCGGGCTGTTGCCAACGCCGTAGTAGTAC